ATGGAACAACCCATCATCTCTGGCATTGCATTCAACCGTGACGAAGCCAAAATTACCGTATTAGGCGTGCCAGACCGTCCAGGCATTGCTTACCAAATCCTGGGGCCAATTGCAGATGCCAATATTGATGTTGACATCATCATCCAGAACACTGGCGCAGATGGCACCACAGACTTCACGTTTACCGTTCACAAAAATGAACTGAACAAGGCACTGGATATTCTCAGAGACAAAGTGCAAGGCCACATCGGCGCGCGCGAGATTTCAGGCGACGACAAAATCGCCAAAGTCTCCATCGTCGGCGTTGGCATGCGCTCGCATGTTGGTGTTGCCAGCCAGATGTTCCGCACACTGGCGGAAGAAGGCATCAATATCCAGATGATCTCCACCTCCGAAATCAAAATTGCGGTCGTGATTGACGAGAAATACATGGAGTTAGCCGTCCGCGTGTTGCACAAAGCATTCGAGCTAGAAGAAGCCTAAAAAGACCAGATAGCAAAGATAAGCTCAGACTTACATTGATTTTTAAGGCGTAATCAAGTATTGTTACGCCCGCTGTACAAGTTAAAAACGGAGAGCTGGCCGAGTGGTCGAAGGCACTTCCCTGCTAAGGAAGCATACGGGCTTAAACCTGTATCGAGGGTTCGAATCCCTCGTTCTCCGCCAAGTTTTACGCGTTCATTATTACTTTTTCGTTGATTCTTCTGAAATCCAATGTAACTTCAAGTATAATGCACGCCTCACGCGCCCGTAGCTCAGCTGGATAGAGTACTTGGCTACGAACCAAGGGGTCAGGAGTTCGAATCTCTTCGGGCGCACCAAATTGTGGTAGTAAATCAACCGTTTAGAGTGTCCGCTCTAAGCGGTTTTTCTTTTTAGAACTGTGAGTGTGTGGGTTTTGCGTATATCCGCTTCACAGATCATATTTGCAGCATCAATCAATTCCCTTACTTCCGGCGCTGAATAATGCGTTGTTATGTCTCCGTTCTTATGCCCCAAAAGCACTTTTCTGGTTTCTAGTGCGACACCTGCAGAACGCAACCTTCTTCCAAATGTATGCTTTAAGTCATGAACCCGAATATTCGCAAATCCGTATGGTGCATCATAGCCAAATGTTTCATTGTAACTTTCGGCTGCGGCATCCCTGCTATTTTGCCAAGCCGAATTGTTCATTGACTTCAAGGGCGCTGGTTTGCTCTTTGGTCCGCGCTTCCAAGTAAACACATATTTTGGATGATCACCGCGACATGAATCAATAACGCTTTTGGCTACTCTGTTTAAAACAACTAATCGATCTTCAGTGTTTTTAACAATTTCGCCTGGCAATATAAAAACGGACGTGTTCAATTCAGGAACTTGAACTTCCCAATCCCACTGCAACAAGCACACTTCTTCTTCACGGCACCCAGTGTTCACCTTATATAGCAGCATTTTTTCATGATGCGGCAATAAGTGTTTCAACAGATGGCCTTGTTCATCCCATGATAAAGGGTAAGGCTTTCGTGCGTCATTCAAGTTAAGCATGGTAATCAATGGCGCAGTTTCAAGCCATGTTTTCCCATGTTCATCACGCCAGCTTCTAGCGGCCAGATTCAATATATGGCGAACCACTTCAAGCGCCAAATTTATGGTTTTATTTTTAACCTCTTTTTGCCTGAAAGCAATAAAAGGCTGCAATGTTCCATCATGAATCTGATCAATATTTTTGTCACCAATCCACCTATCTAGCTGCGTTAGGTGTATTGCATCGGTAGCAATGCTGCGTTTGTGCTGATTTTCTAACAGGTACTTCGTTGCCGCTTCACGAAATAAGTGTTTCTGTCTGACACCATAGACAATCGACTGTCTAATTTCATCAAGGCGTTTATTCAGGTACCTTTCGGCCTCTTCGTAGTGACTAGTGCCACAGCTTTCACGAAGTTTGCCGTACCCTCTAATTTCCTTTTGGATGTGCCAGACGTTCCCACGTTTCGTGAGGCCAGTTGCGCGCTTTGGCATGTTTCTATTCCTTTCAGGTTATCGCGCCGCCGACCGTTCCGCTGTTTATAATCTTCCCACCAAGCGTCAAGGTCAAGTCTGTCAAACCCAATTCCCTGATTGCCGATAGGAATTTCAGTCAGCAAAGGCCGCACTTCCGCATTAAATCTATTTTTGTCCATGCCCAAATAGCCAGGCGCATCTTTAAGCCTGATTACTCTCGGCAATAGTGATATGTCATAAGCTAATTGAGCACTCATGTTAATAACTCTGGTAAGCTCCGCAGTTGCAGCACATGTGACCATCTGGCGTTAAATAAAATAATTCATTACCACAGTTACATTGCCTTACCCATGTTTCTTGGCTTGGCTTATATGGAAACTTGAACAGGCCTTTAAGCGTGTGGCAGTTAGGGCATTCAAGTTGAGTTGTGCCAGTAGGTGCTACAGCAACCCACTCATGTTTGCACTGAAAACAGAAAGCTTCGCCATGACCATGCCGGTCATTAGCTTTCTTTAATTGAACGACTTCACCCATGATTATTAACAGCTTCAATTAATTTATTCATAGCAATTTCAGAGTGATGACGGCCTTTGACTTTAATCAGGTTTTTTGCAGCATCGACAATTATTCTTGCCGCCTTATTTTGTTTTTCAATCTGAATTGATTCTTCGGTGACATTATCTGCAGACTGCATACATAGAACGAGTGATGCAAACGTTTCCATATTGTCCGTAATGTCAAAAATGTGACCACTCTCGCCGCGTATCTTGATGCCCGTGTCATCACTCAATATGAAGCCTGAATCAATCGCCATTTTTATTAACTGTTGTTTCATCGTATTGCCCTCGCTATGTGACCTACATAAACCGCTGTTACTTTCCAATACGCATGCAAAATGTATTTGTTTTTCTTAAAGCTAATTTCAGCCTTGGCTTGGCACTCTCTGCGTAAATCCATTAACACATTAAAAAATGCACGGTGAAAAGCTGGATTTTGTTTTAAAAGATTTTTTGCGGCTTGAAGGGAAGGCAGTTTCAATACAGGATTTCTTACCTCCGCCAAGCTAGATCGTGCAACTTCATCATTACTTGTATAGCTTGGTGCGGACAACATGGGTACTAAATTAAGATTAGGGCGTTCTTTCATGCTACTAACCTCATGTCATCGTTTTGATGGCATGCACGGTATAAAGCCGCTGCTGGATAAGGTGAAACACTGTTGCCGCACATTTTCACTTGCTTGGTTAAAGTGAACTTACGACCATCATGGCCATGAGTGATGATGTAGTGTTTTGGAAAGCCCTGAGCTGCGTATAACTCTGGCGGTGCAAGCATGCGCAGCTTAATATCGACAATTACGTATGATTTGCCTTGATAGGTCACTGTGACAAGCGCTAAGCGGTCTTTAGTCGTAATCGTAGGTAATGGGTCACGAACATCAGACATATTGTCGGTGCCGTAGTAAGACATTAAGAATGCCGCTACTCGTAAAGCTTTTTCTTCGTCTTCAGGAGATAAAGTGGTCAGATGTGTTTCAACCACTCCCTGAGTAGTGCCACCAGACATTATTGTGCTTAGCGGCTCACGAATATCGTGACCAACATTCGGCTTACCGTTCCCAGTAGTATTGAACTGGGCAAGATGTGCCAGTGTTAATCCATGTTTTCTACCGCCAGCAGTGACGGTGCCCAATGGCTGCTCAATATCGAGTACTCGTGGCAATTGACCAGGTGCCTCTCCATATCCCATTTGAATAAGTGAAGCTGCTGCTATAGCCTGATCACCACTCCCAGTGATGGTACCTAAAGGATCTCTTATATCTTTAGAGCCTGTTCCCCATCGTTTGGTCTTACCTTCACCCTCGCCATGGCCTGCCTGTATAAGTACAGGTGTGACTAATGAGAATGAACCGCCGTCTGGTTTCGCTGTAATAGTCCGTAAAGGCTCGGTAATGTCGTGAACGCTATCATTCGAGTTGTAATGTGCAATTGGCACAATAAATGGATTACCGCTTTTAAGCACGAATCTATCAATGCCTTTTGCAATGCGTCGCATGGTCGCATCGGCCAGTGGCTTGCTACGGTCAAATATGGACTTTGATTCCCGTGTGAAGTCTATGAACTCACAAGCACCGCGCCATTTCTTCTGACCTTTCGCAGGTTTTTTGAAGTGTGTTTTTTGAGGCCACTGAATAGATTTACCATCACATCTAGCCTGCAGAAATAAACGTTCGCGTGTGGTACCAGCACCATAGTCAGCAGCAACCAAGTTCATATCAGCAACTTCATATCCCATCCCTTTAAGAATGCGAATAAATCTGCGCCAAGTAGAACCTCTACGCCTGTTATCAGGTATCAAGTATTGGAACTCGCGTGGTACACGTTCACCCTTAGCAGCAACAGTTCCATCAAGTCTTACTACACGACCAGTGGCTTTATCACGCTTGGCAATTAACGGGCACCAATCCCTTACCTGTTTGACGTTCTCTAAAGTCAAAACCTCAGGTCTTACCTGACCAGCCCAACGAGCACCGACCCAAGATAAAGCCCGTATCTTTTCATTACGTGGTTGACCGCCAGCAGCTTGGCTATGGTGTGTGCAATCTGGCGATAAATGAAGGTGACCAACAGGTCTGCCTTGAGTAACTGTCTTCGGGCAAACCTCGAAAATATCAGCCACAAAGTGGCGTGTGTCTGGGTGGTTAATCCGATGCATCGATAAAGCATCATCATTGTGGTTAATAGCAATATCTGGGTGCCTGCCTGAGGCCATATAAATACCTTCAGACATACCTCCACCGCCTGCGAATAAATCGACAATCAGTTTCTTATGGAGATCGAGCTGCTGTTGCAGTGGTAGAGGTGCATTCATGATTACGCTGCCTTTTGTTCTACAGGCAGTTTGATGAATGGCAGATACTTGATATTGATTTGAAAGTATTTACCGATAGATTCAGCAGCCAAGAACTCGGCATGCTTTTCAGCAGGAAAATTCGGATAGTGATAGGTGCCACTATGTTTGAATTTAACAGCCAAAGTCTGGCTCTCAGCGTCATAGCCTACTGATTCAATTTGGCTGGAAGTCACCGGTGACAATGGAATTTCTTTATGTTCGATTTGCTCTTGGTTCATCGTGTTGCTCCTGTGTGGTTAAGCATTGCAGAATAGGCTTGTAAGGCCTCGGTACGGTCACGCTCACCAGATTCATGCTGGCGAAGACGTTGGTGATAGCGGCGGCGTATGAAGCGGCCGATAGATATATGGTTAGGCCAGACAACATATCCAAGGAATGGAATGCCAGACTTTGTTGGTGCCATGCGTATTTTGTGTGGGTGAATGGTCAGGCCATCAGCAGCTAAGTACTGAGTGATTTGTCCGCAGATGTATAACGCCTCATCATATGAACCGCAGAGAATCACCATGTCATCTACATAGCGGACGTAATGGCGAACATGCAGTATTTCTTTCACCCAGTGGTCAAAGTCATTCAAGAAGATATTGGCAAACAACTGACTGGGCAGATTACCAATTGGCATGCCTTTAGCCAGTGTGCGGCGATATAAAGTACTCTCATCAAATAGATGGTCATACCGAGAATCAGTGTGGTAAGAATCAATCAGGTCACTGATGAGTGTGCGCAGATCATTGTCACCTATGAAACGCAACACTCGTGACTTCAAAAGGTCGTGATTTACCGAATAGAAATATTTGGATATATCAAGTTGCAATGCCCATTCAGTACCAGAACGCCGAGCAAAATCAGCAACACGCTCAATGGCAGCATGTGTGCCTCTACCTGGTAAGTTTCCATAGGTGTCATGGATAAAACGAGGTTGCCATATTGGCAATAGATACTGATACAGCATCCAGTGCACAATGCGGTCTTTCATCGGGGCATCGACTACATCACGGAATTTCTTTTCTCGAACCGTAAAAGTCTTATATGGACCAAATGAGTATTTGCGGGTGCGCAGCCTTTCCTGAATGGTGACCAGATGCTGCAAAGGGTCTTCACCAAAGCGCTGGATGCGCAGATTGGATGATTTGTTCTTACGGGTATTAAGCCAGCATCCGAATAGATTCTCTAGGCTGGTTAATCGTTTAAATGTGTTGCCGCTTTCCGCCGCGGCGCTCGTAAGCCCCGCAACGGTTTTCGGTTGGGTGCGTGTGTTTTGCACCTTGCTTTTAGAGTTTCCTCTAGGATGCTCTCGACCAAGAATAGGCTTTCCATGAGCAAGCTCATTGTCTAAGCATGAAATTAATGGGTCAACGGAACCCGACAATGTTGTTGTCGTTGTGAGGCCAATCGTTGTTGAGATTGAACACGCCAGCGTTGTCGTTGGAGTTGAAGTAACCACCGCGGATGAGCGCATTGCCAGACTTTCCAGAGCGCACCCTTCGTTACTCATGGCTGTACCCTTGGGGCGCGAATCAAACCGCCCACGAGCTTGCCAAGTTCAACGGCTAAACCTGCTCGATGTTCAAATGAGAACTTGAGTTGGCTTAACCTTGGAACCTGACTTAAATAGTGTTTAAGCAAGTCAACATCTGCTGACAAATGTTTTAATACAGCAGCTTTATCTTCATGAGCACCATAGTGGTAAACATTGGACATGATGCTTGCCATGCAAACGCGTACGTTCTCGCCCCAAGTAGCACGAAGATTACGCGGCATCTTGAGCAAGTCTTGCAATAAGTGACCATCAAGTTCTTCGGCGCGTTTCTTTAGGCTGAACTCTTGAGTATGTCCTTTTGCCAATAACTGTTTTGTACTGGCCTCACTCACTTGGCCACGCGATTTAAGGTCGTTGATTACTTCGACGACAATATCTTTGGTAATACCTGCCAACATTGATGTATGAACATCGCCGTGATCAGATACATATATGGTCAGTTGCTTATCTGCCGACTTCAAGGCAACAACATATGGAATGCTAAATTCTTCAACTATAGACCACAGGCGGCGCTTGAAATTACTCAGGCCGAAACCGACACGAAGATGCGGTTCACTGGTTGCACCAATAAGTTTTACTTGGTATTTCTTCAATACACTCAGGGCATGTGCCGTGCGGTCATAACCGTGTAAAAACGCGCCAGCTTGGATAAGTACCAGATGATTCGGATATTGCTCTTCTAACTTCTTGTAAATCTCAACATTCTGGTCAACTTCACCCAGACCAACATCAATGCCGCGCAAAGTCTTAATCTTGAACTTGGCTAGCTCATCGACTGTTGGGTTAATTTGTTTGTTCGTATTATTAATTTTATTCTTCCTTGATTGAGAGATAGCCACCGCATCAGCGGCGGCTATGCCAGTGACCCGTGACTAGAGGCTCTTGGTGCAACGGAACCCGACAAAGTGGCCGTCGTCGAGAGGCCAAACGTAGCCGAGACCGAACGCGCCAGCGTCGCCGCGGGAGTCGAAGCAACCACCGCGGATGAGCGCATCGCCAGACCAATCAATGATTTCATCTTCATCATCAAACTCAGGTACCCAACCAACACCCTTTTCCAAGCTTGGGTATGGCGCGCTGATTAGCGATGGAGAGTCTTTTGCGAAAGCCCGGGCAACTACGCCAGTTTCGGTACCCTGAACATCGTCAAATATCCAGCTATAGACATTCCCTGCAATGTCATAAATACGTTCACCGTTGCTCAATTCAAACCAACGACGCTCATCAGTGTCAGGTGATTCAACATTGCCTGCTTGTGCTGTCCTGAAGTTGTATTTGCGAATGCCTTGGAATAACTTGCCCTCACCAACTTTGCCGCCAGTCCAGTTAATATCTTGTGCGGCGATGTTGGTTGCCAATGCCAGGTATTGAAGCTCTGTAATAAGTGCCAACCCTGCAGCTTGCGAAGCGGCTATTGCGTCGAAGTAATTGATATTTACCCAAGGTGGCAAGTTGTCTGTGATGACTACAGCGCCAGACTCGCTTTTGCTTGATGCATATTTACCAGCCAAGAACGATGGAACGACAGTGCCATCTTTCAATGTGGTTTCAGGTACCGTTACAAATGGATCTGCGAGAGGGTTTACTACTGATTCAGATAATTCAGATGGTGCGTTCATGTTTGCTCCTAGTTAGATGTTGATGTAGTACTCTTCGATGCCTGTTTCGCTCATGATTAAGCCGCTGCTTTAAGTGCGTAGCTGCTTTGGAACTTCACGAACTCAACAACAATGGCGCGGGTTTTTGCTTCATCTTTGCCAAACTCGCGGCTCTTCATGAATGCGCCAATCACGTCATGGTTTTCTGTTACTGCCTGCTGGGTGGTAATGCTTGAAACAACTGCTGGTGATACTTCTTTTGTTTCAGTTGAAACAGTCTGTTGTGCTGGAGCGGTTGCTAATGCTGGCTCGGGTTGTTTTGTAGATTCAGCAAGCAGCTTGGCTGCTTTATCGGCCTCAGATTGCTTGTGTTCACTTAGACGACTATTAACAAGCAATTGAAAGTCATCTAATGGCTTACTGATAATCTGTTGCAAATCCATGAATATCAGCTCGTAACCAGCAGCTACTTCCTTGAACCAAGCTTGCTTGGTGATAATGTCCAGAGCAATTGCATCAATCCGTGAAACAGACTGTGATAGCAGTGTGTCCAGTGCATCTTGCATGCTGGTGTAATTACGCTTGCCTTTGATAGCTTCACCAAAATTAACTTGCAGATCAGGTAAGCGAATTGGTGCTATTTCAGTCTCTTTTGTTTTGACGTGCTCAGCGAATTTGACTTTGATGTCATTGACCATAGCGGTCTTTTTAGCTAAGTCTTCGCGCTCAACATCCTTTTCAAGTTGCAAGGCAGTGACGCGCAAATCTTCTGACCATGCATCCATCATGCGAGACGCTTCACCAATGCTGACTGTCTGCGACAGCATTGCTTCTTTTACCTGCGCCAATTTCTTAATTTGCTCGCGGAACATTGCTGCTGCGCTCTTGGCATTGGAAAAGTCTTGATCATTGACTAGCTTGATGGCGCGAACTTCTGCCAGGCGCTTTGCCAGGGCTTCACCATATTCAGCTATGTTGTTGGTGGTAATCTCGCCAACTGCTTGAACAAACAGTGCTGGCAACTCAATCACTACTTCTGCTTTTGGCATTTCTTTAATGTCTACTGGCACATATGCAGCGAGGTCTTTATCAAACTGCATCCAGCCAGCAATAATTTCTTGGCGAAGTTCTTGGTCTGGGTAATACCAAACATCACGCTTTTCAACTAACTTGTCGCCATCCCACTTAGAAGCCATGAACAGGACGCGTGCCCCCTCGCATACCATCAATTGCTGCTCCATTTGGATGCGGTGATATTTTGGTAAATCTTTACCAGTAAAGTTACCCACCATGATTGAGCGCAATTCATCGTTCAAACTCTTATGTTCGAACCCTTCATCCTCCATCATGGTGATACCGTCAAAGCTTGCTGAGTAATCGCCATTAATGCCTGTCACTGGATAAAGAACAGCGCCAACGATTTCAGCAGCAAGTGGTCTGGCTAAAGCTTCATAGCGGTGACCATCATCAAAACGGCGCTGTTGGGCGGCATCAACAGGCTTAGTAATTCCAGTAGATTTACGGTGCAATAACTCGGTTCGAGTTTCGTATGGCGATTCGCCTAACATGGCAGGGGCATCTGATGCGTTTTTCACATTCTTTTTATTACGATGTGCATGCCACTCTGGACTACCTTGAATCAGATTGAGAGTTTTCATGCTTGCACCTCCGATGGTACCCAAGAAGCAATTTCAATCTTCTGATCATCAGAAAGGATTTCTACCGTTTCGATAGTCGCGATTAGCTCGTTAGGCGTTTTCTTTTTAGCCTCAATCACTTTCATCCAGCCGATTTTTTGCTTATCGAAACTTTCAGCGGTGCACTCAGGCAATACTTTCTTTATAGGTGCTGTCGTTGTGGATGAGCCGTCAATCTCAAACCAGTCTTCAGGTGAACTCATGTCATCACGCAAACTTGCATAAACACGCTTTAGCATCACAACTTGTGCTGGTTGGATTGCGTCTAAGCGGCGTTGGATGCGCTTTTCAATGTGGTCTTTGGTTACGCCGAATGGTGCAAATGCCTCAACCATCTTGTTCATGGCTTCCATGCTGGTATCTGCTTTGGTGCGCAGTGTTACTTCTGCCTGCTGCATGGCACCGTCAATTACATCACCAGGTATCATGGCAAGAATGCAGGCGCGAACACGGCGCTGGGCTTGGTTGGCGATTAGCTCGTAAATGTCACGTTCATCTTTAAGCTTATAGCCGCCGCTTTTGGTGTCACGCCAGTGCTTAACAATGAATTGAAGTGGTCGGCGATTTCTACTTTCAAGATCAACTGCGAAAGCTTCAACATCGCTATAGGGAACACCATCGGCACCAATGCTGCGAGACAGTTCGCGAAAGCCGAACTCCATATTTCCCCATTGCTGGGCGATTGCTTCAGCGGCACGAATGCTAGGACCTACTATGTCAGAACCGCCACGCGCAAACTGATACTGAGATTTTTCGGCAAGATTAGGACGAGTGAATGCGTTTAAAATCTTGTCCATGTTGCCAATCACATCGCGCGGGAAGTGCTGTGCCATCATATATTTGGCTTGAGTTTCTGCCATTTCGCGCGATTGGACTTGTTTATGCCCTAGGCCTTCGCGCTGAGCTACTTGACTACCTTTCTCACTAAACGGGTTTTCAACAACTTCTGTGTTCATTTCAATTCCTTTTGGTTTTAATCAGGGTTAATTTAGGTTTTTCTTGCATACGGTCACGCGCCCATGCGGTCGTAACACGAACGCCCCAAGCAACTAATTCCTGATATTCCTCATGCTTGGCTTTGAGGTCAGTCATGTAATCGGCCATGCCTTCTGCCGTTCTTGGCAACTCTGGTACTGGTTTCTTCCAATCGGCCCTAACAATAAGTGCACTCATAATGTTTTCCTTAAAGCCACCGCATCAGCGGCGGCTATGCCAGTGACCCGTGACTAGAGGCTCTTGGTGCAACGGAACCCGACAAAGCTGTAGTCGCCGCTGCGAGGCCAATCGACGCCGAGATCGAACACGCCAGCGACGTCGCCGGAGCCGAAGCAACCACCGCGGACGAGCGCAAGGCCAGACCAATTACGCTGGTAATCATTGGGGCAGAAGCCCATGCCCTTTGTCTCGCTTGGATATGGGAGTTGCAGAGAAATAGAGTCTGTTTTTATAGTGGTGGTCAGGCCTTTTGAATCGCCCTGCACATCATCGAAAACCCACTGGAAAAGATTGCCGTTAAAATCGCAAATCTTCTCGCCATTGGATAAGGTCAACCAGCGACGTTCTTTCTTGTCGGTTGGCTCGTAGTTACCAGGTTGACCCTCACTAACAAGGCCTTTGCGGATGCCACGGAAGAGCTTTCCTTTGCCAACTTCGCCTTTAGTCCAGTTGCATGCCTGAGCAGCTACATTAAAAGCAATAGCAAGCCACTGCTTTTCAGTGATCAGCTTGTAACCTGCAGATTCAGCTTCGGCTGTTGCGCGGTGATAGTTGATGTTCGCCCAAGGTTTAGCTTCACCATCTATGGCTAACTTTCCAGATTCATCTTTACCGCTGATGAACTGGGCTACTTGGAATGAAGAAACAATCTCACCATTAGGCAAAGTCGTTTCGGGAACGGTTACGAATGAATGGGTCATGACTATGCTGCCTCCGGTGGTGTTTCAGGGTTGAGTGGACGTAAATTAAAAATCTTGTTGGAACGATGAACCAAGCGAAGGCCTTTTGATTTCAGGACTTCAATGTGCAATTTGGTCGGGAGAATCAAGACAACGGCCTTTTGCAAACCCTGCAAGCTGTCGGCTTGTAAGGTTCCTTGGCGTGGCAATGTGGGCAAGTGAACGATAGCCATTTCACAGCCCCAGCTTTCTTTTAAGCTTGATGGTGTAGGTGGTATCGCCTGCATCAAGCAACCAAGTCGCGAAGCTATCGATTAACTCATCGTACTTGTCGTTAATCATGGCTAGCGCGTCTTGACGCTCATAACCCAAGTAGGGTGCATTAGGTTCGAACGGTGCACCTGACAGAACCCAAGCGACATAATCAGCAAACTCAAAGCTTTCCTCGAACACGTCAGTGAATTGAATCTTGCCTTCTTTGAGTGCGTCTTTGACTGCATCGCAAATCTCGCTGATTGATTCTTTGCGTGAGGCTTCAAGTGCATCCTCTTGCTTTGGTGTGAGGCCGATTACATGGTTGTAACCTGCGACATCTATTGCTTCGATTGCTTGGATTAGGTTCATCTCAATTCACCTTTTGGTTAATTTGTTGCGTTGAGTAATTACACCATACGGTGAATTATAATGCAACACCATTTGGTGAATATTTAATATATTTTTTTTACTGGGAAAATTTGGACGAAAAAAAACCGCCTCATTGGCGGTTTAATATGGAATTACTTATGATTGATTTTTATAGATAGCGCATAGATTTTTATACCTTATTGCCAAACAACTTGGTCAGCAATTAAAGTGCCTCCCATTGCACCTTGGTGAACAACTGCATTAACTCGAACATTGTCACAGATTACAGCGCAGCTTTTTAGCATTTGCTTCCTATCATCTCTTGGCAACTTTGTTATATCTAGCATAATTGGCGTCATATCCATTGGACTTTCTTTAAGAATGACTAACTCTCCCATCATTTGCACTTGACCTATCACCGATACTTTCTGGCCTTCTAAAGATTTAATATCTGTTTTTAAATCAAGCAAATCCATGTTTTTGTATTTTACTAATGAAGCTTTTTTTTGCTCATTTTGATAATATTTAACATCATCCGCGATGACTTTGTCATAACATGCAAGTCTTTTAGTGTTATCTTTTGTTAAATAGCATGTAGTTAATTCTTCATTAAAATCTTTTGCAAGAGCTTGGTTAACATTAATAAATGTAAAAATAAAACATATTAATAATGGTTTTTTCATTTTAAATCCTTTGTTTTATTTTTTTGGCTGGAACAGGATAAGCCACGTAATACATCCATATAATCTGAGCTGGTTGAAAAATGTATTCTGTTGTTTCGTTATAGCTAGATAAAGTAACCCCACCTTTTCTAGATATTAATTTTTTAAGCATTACTCCAGAAATAGTGGTTTTTATAAGCACATCATCGCCTACATCAATATCAGTATTTGGTTCAACTAGAGCAAATCCGCCAGGCTCATATTTATTAAGCATTGAACTTCCGTCAATTCGAACTACAAAAGCTCCAACATCGCTTGAATAAAGGTCGGCATATTCATCATGCCCATTAATTGGCCTACCTTCATCAGTAAATAATCTATCTGGCAACCCACCCATACTTTTCCCCACGACAGGTGTTTCATTAATTTTTTCTTGATCAACGTCGTATCTTTCCGTTGGAGGCCCAAATTCTCCCTCAAAGTAATATTTCGGCAATACTGGATTTGCATTTTCCTCCATGTTGCGAGCCACTTTTTCACCAAATGACTTTCTGTTTGCAAGCATGTCATTGAGTTGACGATCAGGTTTGCCAAGACGCCTTGCAACTTCTGCAAGGCTTGTTTCATCAATCAACTTTTGAAGTTGAGCTTTTCTTATGTCTGCAAGTTTTTTCATTCAATAATTAAATCATTTCAATATATTTAAAAATATTCACTGAATAGTGTTTACACAATTCACCATACGGTGTATCTTTTACATCTATGGAACTTAAAATCTATCTTTCTAATTTGAGCGCCGACAAGAAAACAGACTTCGCAAAGCGATGCTTAACTTCTGTTGGTCACCTACAAAATATTGCCTATGGGTATAAACCATGCGGTGAGAGCCTTGCCATCAACATAGAGCGTGAATCTTTAGGTGAAGTTACCTGCGAGGCTCTTCGCCCAGATGTTGATTGGGCTTACTTACGAAACTCAAAGGCTGCCTGATGAAGTGCAGTCTATTTTTTTTGCCAAAAATAGTCTTTCCATGTCTTTCCATGTTTCGTGGAGGTGCCTGTAATGCAATCTGAAATGCCTTTTTATGACGGGATAGAAGATGCCCTTAAAGCCAGCATTGGTGCGCTTGGCGGCTTTAAATCAGTTGGGCACAGTCTCTTTCCTGACAAGCCAACAGATACAGCAGCAGACTATCTTCGGGCGTGCGTAAATCCTTCACGAAATGAAAAGCTGGATTACAACCAGCTTATTTACATATTCAGAGAATCAAAGGCCAAAGGCTTTCACGCTGGCTTTGAATATTTTGCTAGGCATTGTGAATACGATGCTAGGCCAATTACCAAAGCAGAAGAGGTTGATCGTCTTACCAGCGTCGTTGAATCAGCTAGTAAATCACTTGCTGGAGCATTAGCTGCCCTTGAAAGAATTAAGGCTGCAGCGTGAGCAATTACGACTCATTAGGTGCTTTCTGGCCATTCGCTTTTATTTCCATAGTCTGTATCTGGGCATCGTCTTTATTTATCGATTTTCTGATTGTTCACTACAAGGCATGGAGACATTCATGATGCGCACTCAAGTTCAAGAATCTAGCCTGATTGCTTATGACCACCTTAAATCTACCAGAAAGCTAGGAAAACAGGCGCAAACAATCCTCGACAAGTTATCAGTTCGTCGTGATTACACCTTGCGCGAGATTCAGAAAATCACTGGCTTTGAAATCAATGTTGTCAGCGGCCGCGTCAATGACCTTAAAAAGCTAAATCTGCTTGAAGAGGTTGGCATTAAGAGAACTTGCTCGGTCACCGGCTCTCTTGTTATGCCTGTCAGATTGCCAACTGCAACCGCTCAAAAGGAATTGTTTTGAAAGCTTACCAACAATTCCTCAAAGACAAGGTAGAGCTATCAAAGCCAATAGGCTTTGATATAGACCTTTCTGAAATCAATCCAATGTTGAAAGACCATCAGAAGTTGATGGTGCGCTGGATGGTTAAGGGCGGAACCAGAGCATGTTTCGCTGCTTTCGGTCTGGGTAAATCAGTTATTCAACTTGAAGTTGTACGTATTACCGCAAAGAGGTGCAATGGCATTGGCTTAATCATCATCCCACTTGGGGTGCGCCAAGAATTTACCCGTGATGCCACCATGCTTGGCATTAAAACAAAATTCATTCGCCGTGCTGAAGAGATCGAGGGCGATGACATTATCTATCTCACCAATTACGAGACTATACGTGATGGAAAGCTAGACCCTCAGCTATTCGACGTTGTATCACTGGATGAAGCTTCTATCCTGCGTGGCTTTGGTGGCTCCAAGACCTTCCGTGAGTTCATGGCTGTGCTTGCTGGTGATGATAAACGCAACATGCATCAGCGCATCAAATCACAAGGCATCAAATATCGCTTTGTAGCTACTGCTACACCCTCACCAAATGAGTACATCGAGTTATTGGCTTATGCCGCCTTCTTGGGTGTTATGGATGTTGGCCAAGCCAAAACACGCTTCTTTAAGCGTGATAGCACTAAAGCCGATGTACTGACAATCCACCAGCATAAAGAACGTGAGTTCTGGCTATGGGTTGCTTCATGGGGGCTATTCGTACAGAAACCTAGTGATATTGGTTGCAGTGACGAAGGTTATGTCATGCCACCTCTACAGGTTAACTGGCATGAGATTGCAGATGATCACACGGATGCTGGTGAAGAGATGAACGGCCAGATGCGCTTGCTTAAACAGCAAGCAATCGGAGTGGTAGACAGTGCCAGGGAAAAACGCGACAGCCTAGCTAAGCGCATAGAAAAGATGATGGAGCTACGTCAAGATAATCCAGACGCGCATCGCATCATCTGGCATGACTTAGAACGTGAACGCGAAGCCATCGAAGCGGCTATTGATGATGTAGTCAGTGTCTACGGCAATCAAGACCTTGAGCTGCGCGAAGAGAACATCATCAATTTCTCAAACGGCCTATTCCGCGAGTTAGCAGCAAAGCCAAGTATTGCTGGTTCTGGTTGCAACTTCCAGCGCCATTGCTCATGGGCAATATTCCTCGGCATCGGTTTTAAGTTCAACGACTTCATACAAGCCATCCATCGCATACAGCGATTCCTACAACCTAACCAGTGTCGCATCGACCTGATCTACACGGAATCAGAGCGTGAAGTTAAGCGCATCCTAGAAACAAAGTGGAAAAATCACAACATCATGGTGGAAAAAATGACTGCAATCATCAAAGAATTTGGTCTTTCTGATGCTGGGAAAATGGAGCAGCTTACCCGGTCAATGGGTGTTGAGCGTGTCGAGATTAAAGGTGCCAGTTATACCGCTGTCAATAATGATTCAATCATTGAGACCGCGCGCATGGAAGAAAATAGCGTTGGCCTGATTCTCACATCAATTCCATTCAGTACTCAATACGAGTACTCACCAAATTACGCTGATTTTGGGCATACCGATAACAACGAACACTTCTATCAGCAGATGGATTACCTCACGCCTAACCTGCTGAAGATATTGCAACCTGGTCGCATATTAGCCGTGCACGTCAAAGACAGAATTGTACCGATGGGCATGACTGATGCAGGGTGCCAGACAGTTTATCCATTCCATTGTGATGCTATTAGCCATTACACCAAACATGGCTTCGTCTACATGGGAATGAAGACAATAGTGACCGACGTTGTACGTGAAAACAATCAGACCTATCGCTTAGGCTGGACTGAGCAGTGCAAGGACGGTACCAAAATGGGCGTTGGCATGCCTGAGTACCTTTTATTGTTTCGTAAGCGCCCGACTGACAATAGCAACGCCTATGCAGATATTCCAGTCGTCAAATCCAAGGACCAATATAGCCTGAGTAAATGGCAAGTTGATGCTCATGCTTATACCAGATCTTCAGGTGACCGATTACTCACTCCAAGTGAGCTTGAAGCATTACCTCACGAAGCTATTTATAAGCTATTCAAACAACACTCACTTAATAACGTTTATGACTTCGAACACCACGTTAAGGTCGGTGAAACATTAGCCCAAATAGGCAAGCTTCCTACCACTTTCATGCTTCTACAGCCCCAATCATGGAGCAATGAGGTATGGACTGATATTACCCGCATGCTGACTCTGAATGGCTCTCAATCGTCGCGTAATAAAGAGATGCATCTATGTCCTATGCAGTTTGATTTGGCTGATCGTGTCATCGAACAATTCAGCATGGAAGGTGAAGTTGTATTTGACCCTTTCGGCGGTCTGATGACAGTGCCATATCGAGCGATTTTGAAGAAGCGCAAGGGCTATGGAGTGGAGCTCAGCAATCGTTATTTCTTGGATGGTGTTTCATACCTTAAAGCAGCCGAGAATGAAATGAGCATGCCTAGCCTGTTCGATTTTGAAGAATTAAAGGACGCAGCATGAAACGTCCATCCTTTCAATTTTACCCTGCAGACTGGCGAAACAATGCCAAGTTGCGGCGTTGCTCAGAAGCGGCTCGTGGTGCATGGATGGATGTGCTTTGTGTACTCCATGATTTTGATGAGTATGGGATATGCAGATGGCCTCTTGCTGACCTCGCGAGAGCCGCAAATGTTGGGCTTAAACTGATTAAAGAACTTGTCACTAAAGATGTTCTTAAAGGTGCGGATAGAGATGCAGACCCTTACATATTCACGCCTAGGCATGCTGGTAAAGATGGCACACCTGTCATTCTAGTTGAAAACAATGGTGGGCCAGTCTGGTACTGCACACGTTTCGTGCGTGATGAATATATCAGACAAAGACGCGGACAAAGCACTCGCTTTGATGAAGAGAATCAACCTCCAAAGATACCACCAAAGACCGAACCAAACATAAAACCAAAGGGGGGGATTGGTGAAGACTTAGGAGACGGCTCTACATCTTCATCTACATCTACATTAAAACCAAAAGATAAACACACAGTATCTAAACTTGATACATCCCAGCAGCCAACAATTGCTGGCAGTGTGTGTTTACAGCTTAAAACCATGAACATCACAGGCGTAAACCCAACGCACCCGAAATTACTAGGGTTAATAGAGGCAGGAGCCTCTTTGGAAGAGTTCGTAGACGTTGCCAGTACCGTAACAATCAAGAAATTCTCATACGTGATTGGTGCTGTAGACAATATGCGAAAGCAGGCTGCTGAAGCAACGTATGCCACGGGAAAAGCAAAGCCAAAAGGGGTTAGCTTCAATACATCGCAAGATGAACTTGGGCGCAGGGCAAAAGAGCTTGGTATTTCTACCTATGGAAAATCTGACAAAGAGTTGATTGGTGCCATCAATGCCAAGTTGGGGGTCAAGTGAACGATGGAAAACTCCCAATCAATGAAGCCGTCGAGTTCATCTGCAATAGCAAGACACGAGAATATCGACTCATGTGTATTGAGTACTGGCGCAACATTTTCGGCGATGCATATGCCAATAAAATCAAGCAACTCGTTATTGCCAAATTCGAAAATCGAAAAGGCAAAAAATGAGTGATATAGCGCTTGTAAAAACAACCGATCGTCAGCTCACAGATGCAGAGCGTTCTCAGCTCATGTCATTGCTTTTCGGTGGTTATGTTGACGGCATGGCCATGGATGATAAAGCAGACTGGGCTAAGTTCTGGCAAACCATCAAGCGCATGGAACCAGGTGAAATCATCAAGTTTTCTTTCAAGAAAATGCGTAACGGTAAATTCCACCGTAAGTTTTTCGCCTTACTCAATTTCGCATTCGATGCATGGGAGCCTAATCGCCAGCGCAAAACATACAAGGGCATACCAGTTGCAAAGAATTTCGACCGCTTCCGCAAGGACGTGATTATTCAGGCTGGCTTCTATGAGCAAACATTTAACCTTGACGGTGAAATGAAGCTTGAGGCCCAGTCAATCAGTTTCGCCAACATGGATGACCTTGAGTTTGAGAGAGTCTATTCCGCTGTTGCTGATGTGATTCTGCAAAAAGTGCTTATCAGTTATAACGGCCGCGAAGAACTTGATGCGGTTATAGAGACGATGATGAGGTTTCTATGATCTACAGAAACCCTAAATTACTCTCACTTGCAAAGCTGGTACCGCACTGCATGAATTGCAGTAATCACAATTACGGACAAGTGGTAGCAGCTCACAGCAATCAGCAGCGTGATGGCAAAGGTACAGCCATCAAAGCACATGACTATCGCATCGCCTTTCTCTGTGATGTTTGCCATTTCCTAATAGATTCAAGCAAAGAGTTATCTCGAGAACTTAAGACAGAGGTCTTTGAACAGGCACATCGAAAATCAATTGGTTGGATGTTCGACAGTGGTCACTTACAGGTGGTCGTATGACTTCTAAATATCACAACAAAAAGACAGTCCTTGATGGCATCAAGTTCGATAGCCAGCGTGAAGCCAAGCGCTATTGGGAATTGAAGATTCTTGAGCGTGCCGGTGAGATTAGTGAATTGAAACTTCAAGTGTCTTTTGAATTAGCTCCGTCTGCAATCATCAATGGTCGCAAAAGTCCTCCACGCAAATATGTCGCAGATTTTACCTATATCGAAAACGGCAAGCTGGTGATTGAAGATGCCAAAGGCATGCTGACCGAAATGTATAAATTCAAACGTCATTTAATGAAATCACAGCTTAATTTAGAAATTAGAGAGGTATGAAATGAAATTAACGTTATTCAAAATTGAAAGAAGTATAGAAGCTGACCAAAACATTGCCGCTTTACTTCTAGTTATAAAAAACAAGTCGATGACTGTGCGCGAAATAGCCAAGGTCATGAATAAACCTGAGCCGAGCATAAGAACTTATGTTTCTCAGATAAAAGACCATCTGATCACAACTCGTGTGCAATCAAAAAACGGTAAATATGGTCATTCCATTCAATGGAACGGTGTCGAATTTGTAGTTAGAACATATGAAGACTTTGGTGTAGAAAACCCTAATCCAAATGGTGTTCCAAAAGGCGCGAAAGTCTACATATTCGGAAAAGACTATGGTGTTGACCATATTGGTGATTGGAACCCCATGAGTCGTAAATCTGCTAAGAATTTCACTTCCGGCTCGACACTCAGCCAGGTCATATAACGATGTCTATTAAATCTAGCTTGGGAAAGATTCAGCCAATGTCTCCAATGAGCGATGAAGAATTATTCGCAAAAAAACATGAGGGCTGGAATGAGCACAAGATTCTTGTGGTTTTACCCGAGCAAAAATCGCAATTGAAAAACAAGCATATCGAAGCTATCAACGAAATCGGCAATCTACTTTATGGAGGTAAGCTCAATGGCAAGCAGAAATGAAGTGGTGTACACATTAGCGCAAGAATGGCTGATTTGGTTGAATAGTCGCAGGTTTCTCGGGCAACCAATGCCAAAGAACATTCTTGTGATGCTTGCCGAGAAGAATCTGGGAGGCAACCCTCCGCCAGATGGTCCAATGTCCGCGCAAATGTCGGCGTTTAATCTGGCGGTTAACTCCATTACTGAAGATTATCGCATGGTGCCTTTCCTAACCGTTTATGCAGATTATCGGCCTAAACCAATCAAGACACTTGCAGCTGATCTTGGAATAGCGCGTGACACGTTTTACGAAAAGGCTCATGAAGCCGCAGCATATGTGCTTCGTACTGCTAGGCAACTTGAAGAATTAAATGCATCTGTGCAAAAAGAAATAGCGGGGTTTGTTGATTAAAATGCCAACCGTTAATGAAATAATTGAAAAACTTATTGTTGCAAGAGACATATTGAAATGTGGCGATGTTGATTTAGCCATCGCATTACCAGGTAAAGATGGGTTCACCAGCCGTTTAGTTTCAGTTATGGCACCTACAGTTTTGATGGAGTCAGGCAGAGCGGAAGTATTGGTTATTGTTGTAACCCCAGAATAGTGTCGGAAAATTACCCGACAAAACAATTCCGACACTTTCCCTTGTTTTTGATATGCTTTTCGCTATCGTAGCAACAACTATCAATCAAGCACCCACACGGGTGCTTTTTTCATTTATGGATTAGGAAAACATCATGGCTAAAATGCGCGCAAAACTCCGAGTTTAATATCTTTGTAGCAAACCCTGCATTGTTCAGACAGTTCGAAATAGGCCAAGCGTACTACGTTGATTTCACTCAAGCTGAGTAATTAGAAGACAGCCACCTTCGGGTGGCTTTGTAGTTTTCAGGTCTGATGGTTGATGCATCTGGATTGCCAGTTGTAGGCCAAGTCAGCCATCAGTCCTGAGAGTGACAGCCGCGCCGACACTGCTATTTTATAGCGTCCTTTCTAGGGCACACAGGCAGCGCCGCCACGTATCGCGTCAGAGTATATAAATCATTGCGCTAGTGGATTCTCTCAAATTAGTCATGACCGCCATGCAACCAGTGGCCGATAAGCCGTGAGTGCGATAACCGCGAGGCGGCCTGATAACCCGCCTATTTAGCAGGGCGTGATGTGTTGCTGTCCTTTCTCCCTGCTTCGGCGGGTTTTTTTCAGCACCAGGCGCGTCCACCATACCAAATGCCGTGATCGGCAACACTAGGCCAGATGCCACCATGGAAAGAAACAAAAAATTACCGATTAAGCGCCCTATGCCACCAAAGCATATTGGCCAACTAACAGATGGTGAATGGAACATGTTTGTTCCGGCGCCTGAATTACTGCAGTTCGTAAGTGACAGTTTCATAGGGGAAGATAAGCCCCTGTATAACGAAGACCACAATCACCTTATAGGTGCTGACATTGCCTTTCTCTGGGCACCCTCAGGCTTTGAAACAAAGCAACGGTTCGTTATAGGCCAATGCGAAGAAGTTACCTTTCGTTGCGGACCATGGCAGAAAGCCCGCCAAGAGCAACAGATGATTCAATGGTTCGGTCACGTTCCTGAATTCCTGATCACGGTAGATGCTAAATATTGCGAACAAGCAAGTGACGCTGACTTTTGCGCTTTGCTTGAACATGAGCTTTACCACATAGGGCAGAAGCTTGACGGTTTCGCCCAGCCTAAATTTACCAAATCTGGACATGCTGCGCTTGAAATGCGTGGTCACGATGTTGAAGAGTTCATTGGCATTGTTCAACGCTACGGTGTTGGAAATCCCAATGGTGCAACAGCAAGATTTGTGAAGGCTGCAAACAGTAAACCAACTGTTTCAAAACTAGCTTTATTCCATGCATGCGGTACGTGCTTATTGCGCGCGGCTTAGTTATACCTGCTTAAACAGGATGACAATTTATGGCCGCCCTTAAAGAAGACGTAAAGCTTTTCATAGTTCACTCGCTGGCTTGCTTCATGACGCCAACACAAGTGGCAGATGTATTGCGCAAAGAATATGGAATTGAAGTCACGCGTATGCAGGTTCAAGCATATGACCCTGACAAAGTAATTGGCAAACGATTAAGTGAGAAATGGATTGCTGAATTTCGCAAGATGCGCGATGACTTTTTATCCGAAAGGCAGAAATTAGCTGTTTCGCATCAGAACTACAGATTAAGCGTTTTAGATCGCATGGTGAAGAAGGCCGAAACCGCTGGAAACATGCAGTTGACCGCCCAATTGCTTGAACAAGCCGCAAAAGAGATTGGCGAAGTTTATGTGAATCGCCATCGTGAACCACAAAAACCGCCTGGCGCTGATGCTTCAGTGATGCCAACGCAACCAGAATACGTCTTGAAGCCTGATGAACCTACCCCTGCCAAGCCGATTCTCTGACCAGCCGGTTGAGTTAACGCCCAAGCAAGCGAATATATACGTCTGGGGTTGGCAATTAGTTGCCCGCTTTCGTGATGCTGTTTGTGGGCGCCGTTTTGGTAAGACCTTCTTGGGTAAAGCAGAGATTAGACGCGCTGCGCGGTTGATCTCACTTTGGCAAGTTAGCACTGAAGACGAAATCTGGTATTGCGCACCGACATTTAAGCAAGGCAAGCGGGTGTTCTGGCGCCGACTGAAGCAAGCAATTCCACCTTCATGGCGTGATGGCAAGCCAAACGAAACAGAATGCAGCATTACGCTGAAATCCGGTCATGTGATTCGCATTGTTGGCTTGGACAACTATGACGACTTGCGCGGTTCTGGCTTGTTCTTCGTCTTGGTTGATGAATGGGCAGATTGCAAGTATGCAGCTTGGGAAGAAGTGCTGCGCCCAATGCTGTCAACATGCAGGTACGTGATTGATGGTGTTCTGTATATCGGTGGTCACGCATTACGCATTGGAACGCCAAAAGGCTTCAATCACTGTTACGAAACATACATTGACGGCCAGCCAGGCGGCCAACCAGACCACAAGTCATGGCAGTACACCACGATTGATGGCGGAAACGTTCCACAAGCTGAAATTGATGCGGCAATTCGCACAATGGATAAGCGGACGTTTGATCAGGAATACCGCGCAAGGTTTGAGAACTACAGCGGGCGCGTTTATTACGGCTTTGAACGGACAGAAAGTGTAAAACCCTGTCCTTATAACCCAGATTTACCACTGCATATCGGCATGGATTTCAACATAAATCCAATGTCAGCAACAGTGTTTCAAGAACAGGCGAATGGTGACCTTCATCAGGTTGGTGAAATAGTCATAAATACCAGCAACACCGATGAAATGTGCGATGAAATCGGCCTTCGATACGGCAAGCCAAGCTTTGACCCGATGAAGAAGAACGTTCAGCACATTAACGTTTATCCAGACCCAGCAGGCGCCCAAAGACGCACCAGCGCCCAAGGCAAGACAGACATTAGCATTTTGACCGCGTATGGCTTCAATGTGATTGCCATGAGTAGCCACCCGCTTGTGCGTGACCGAATCAACATCGTTAACAGCAAGATTCAATCGGCTGATGGCAAGCGGCATTTTTACGTTGACCCAAGCTGCAAAGAATCAATCAAGTGTTACGAGCAGCTTTGCTACAAGGAAGGCACTGGCCAACCCGATAAAGAAAGCGGGCTTGATCACTTGCCGGATTCAACCGGTTATTACATTTACACCAAATTCGCTTATCTGCCGATGCAGCGCAAGCATGTTCACCACGTTTCGAGGTAAACCATGGGCAGAAATTTCAATTAAGCAATCATGTTCAAGACTATTACATCAAAAATCAAGCGGGATAAGGACTACCCGCTGCGCCAGTTCACCATTGACATGCTTACGCGCGTCTTGAATGGCGAGTTGTATGATCATCTTGAATATGACTTCAACACCGAAAAGAAGGATGGTATTGAAGAATACATTCCTATTCGTGATCGCCGCCCATCGGTGCGTTATGCGCTTTGTCGCATTGTAGTTGATGACAGCGTTTCACTATTGTTTTCGGAAGGGCATTTCCCAACCGTTGCATGCGATGACAAGGTTACAGCCGAGCAATTGGCCGCCATCATCAAAGAAACAAAACTGAACGCCCTGATGATTGATGCGGCCACAAAAGGCAGTGTTGGCTCAGTTGCTATTCTGATGCGCATATTAGATGGCCGCATGTTCTTCAATGCGTACAACACGCAGTTCATGAAGCCGATTTGGAAGAAAACGGCACCCGATACGCTTGAACGTGTTGAAGAGAAATACAAAGTCAGTGGCCAAGTGTTGCTTGATTCTGGTTACACCAATGTCAAGGCTGAAAAAACATATTGGTTCATGCGTACATGGGATGAAAACGCCGAAACTTGGTATGTGCCTTGGGAAATAGGCGCAGTAAACCACACGCCTGTTGTTGACACGCCGCACACCACACAGCACAAACTTGGCTTCGTGCCCATGCTATGGGTAAAGAATCTGCCTGGCGGTGATGACATTGACGGAAGGCCAACCTTCCCAAATGAAGCCATAGACACTTCAATTGAAATTGATTACCAGCTTTCACAAGCTGGGCGCGGCCTGAAGTATTCAAGCGACCCAACACTTCTGCTTAAAGAGCCCGCTATTGGCAATGATGGCCAAGTGAAGAAAGGTGGCGGCAATGCCATTGTGGTTGGTCCTGAAGGCGATGCCAAGATGCTTGAAATTAACGGTACCGCATCCGAAGCCGTAATTGAATATGTACGTTGCTTGCGCGAAATGGCGCTTGAATCAGCCCATGGTAATCGTGCTAATGCCGATAAGTTAAGCGCCGCACAGTCTGGGCGTGCCATGGAGTTGATGAATCAATCATTGATATGGCTGGCTGACAAGTTGCGCATTAGCTACGGCGAAGGTGCCTTGCTTTCATTGCTAAACATGATTGTGAAAGCTTCAGCCAAGTTCAAGCTAAAGGTTGGCGGCAAAGAGATTGAAGAGTTAAAACAAGATCAGAATTTAACCCTTCAATGGCCGGCTTGGTATGCCCCAACGATTACCGACATGCAAACGCGCGCCAATACATTGAAAACGCTTTGCGATTCTGGCCTGCTTTCACGCGAAACAGCTATCAAGATTCTGGCTGCTGAATATGACATTGAAGACGCGGCGGCAGAAAAAGCGCTTGCAGATGCCGATATGGCAGCAAGAAACGAAGCTGCCAAGATTACAGCCAATATTTCAGAATAGTTTTACCGTAGCACCAAACCAGCCCGCTTGATGCGGGTTTTTTACTTTTAGGAGGGCATGATGCCTGAATCACAGTCAGAAAAAGATCTATCGAAGTATGCGGAAGAAATTGCAAAAGATTTCGGAACAGTTGGCGCCGTAATACTGCTTTTAAGCCCTAACGGCGCAATCTACTTTTCAGGTCATGGCGTGAACCACAAGCAAGCGAATGAAATGTTGTCGCTTGGCATTCACGCAAACCTAACACAGCACGACAAGCTTGTATTAGCTGGTGGGGCTGGGCAAGAAGCCCAACGTGATGCTGTGAAAATCGAAGTCCTAAACAATGGAGCGCGTCACTAATGAGAATCTCTAAATTATTGCGTTATCTGCTATTACAAAATTTCACCATGTATGCAGTTGACCCAGAAGATAACCCACCCCCAAAGAATCCTGAACAAAAACCCGCACCTGCGCAGACTTTCTCTGCCGAATATGTGCATGAGCTACGCGAAGAAGCAAAGAACTGGCGCATTAAAGCGCAAGACTTTGAAAAAGAAGCCAAGACAGCGAAAGAAGCCGCTGACAAGGTAATTTTAGAAGCTAAAGAATCAGCCACCGCCGCTGAAACTGCAGCGAATGAGCGCATCAAACGCGCTGAAATTAAGGCGTCCGCAATCGCCGCCGGCATGATCGATCTTGATGGGTTGAAGCTTGCCGATTTATCAAAAGTAACCATGAAAGAAGATGGTTCTTTTGAAGGTGTTGACACCATGCTTGCAGAGTTCAAAACCGCCAAGCCTTACCTGTTTGGCACACCGAACACTTCAACCACAGTAAAGACAGCGCCAGAAAACAAAACACCAGAAGCCAAGAAGGCAACTGAAATGACAGATGCAGAATATAAAGCTGCAAAAACAGAGCTTTTAGCTGGAAACAAGTAATTACCGCGCTTAACGCGCAAATCCCATCGGGTGCTGACCACCAAGGGGAATGACATTAATTCAATCATTTTCTTTAGGAGTTCGCACCATGGCAATTCAAAATATGCCCGCATCGCTACAGAATGCGATTCAACAAGGTTTCCTTGAAAAAGAGTTTCACGATGGCTTAACTTCAGCTATCGGTTACCGCGCAATCGCGGACAAGGAACCCGTTTCAATCAACATTGGTGAAACCGTTACCAAGACACGTTTGGGTTTGAAAGCACCGGTCACAACACCGTTAACGCCTTCAGCTAATACCAACTTGGACAATGGTATGACACCATCAAGCCAGACAATCGAGCAATACACCCTTGGCATTGACCAATACGGTGACACGATTGACCTGAACATCGTCACTTCACAAGTTGGTATTGCCAATCAGTTCTTGAAGAATGGCTACACCAATGGCAAGCAGTCAATGCAGTCACTTGACCGCATCGCACGTAATGCCTTGTTTGCTGGTTACTTAGGTGGCCAAACCCGCGTTCGTACCACATTGGGCGCCCCAGCATTGACCATCAACGTTGATGACGTACGCGGCTTTGAAACCGTGCTTGGCACTGGCGTGAATGCTGGTAAGTTTGTGCCTGTTTCTGGCACTTACACCGCACCGGTGATTGTTGGTTTGAACGTTTACACCCTCGTTGGCACAGCCCGTGACGGTTCAAACGTATCAACAACGCCAGGCGGCTTCTCTGGCACATTGACCTTCTCTGGCAACGTGACAGTGGCAGATGGCACCATTCAAAATGGTGTCCAACACGCCAACGCGCCTGCTTTGATTCGTCCAAATGGCAAGTATTACGGTGGTTCAGCACAAGGCATCTTGACTTCAACCAATGCCTTGGCTTCAACCGATGTGTTGACCTTGGGCGTGATTGAAGATGCAGTTGCAACACTGCGCAACAACACCGGCATGCAAGATGAATTGTTCAACTTGTATCTGGACAACGTTTCAATGCGTCAGTTGTTCTCTGATCAGGACTTCAAACTGATGTATCAAGGCCAATACGGTTCACCTGAAGCACGTCAAGGCAAGGTTTTCCAACTGATGGGCGTGAACTTCGTTCCAACCACTGAAGCCTTGGTTCAAACCCATCCAACCATTGGTTCGCTGAAAGTGCGCCGTCCGATTCTGTGCGCACCTGGTGCATTGGTTGAAGGTGATTACGCCGGCATGGTTCAAAAAGCCGCCGAGCTTTCAGGCACCAATGCTGAAATCAATATGGTTGATGAAATCTGCATGGTGACCCGTGCGCCAATTGATCGTTTGGCACAAATCGTTGCGCAATCATGGTTCTGGATTGGTGGTTTCGTTGCTCCTACGGATGCAACAGCAAACAGCAACATCATTCCAACAGCCGGTGCGCAATATCTCAAACGTGCTGTAGCAATCGAACACGTTTAACCAGCGGTAGGTTAATTCCAGCGGCCACTTGATAGAGGCCGCTGCTGTGAACCATCCGACCCTTTATAAATAGGAGAATTGAAATGGCTGGATTAACGAAAGCACAAAAAGAAGCAAAAGCCGCTGCAGCGATTAAATTGGCTGAAGAGCAAAAACAGGCAGAACAAGTGGGCATTACTGCTTTGCTAGACAAGGCAGTTGCATTAAGCGGTTTGAGTATTGCTGATTTCGAATCTTTGAGCGAAGAAGATCGAAAAACATGGATTGAACTTGCAAATGAGCAAGATTCAGAAACAAAGCCAAATGTTGATGCGGTTACCCGCGAACAATTGGATGCAGCCTTGGCACAATTGCCAGGCGGATACACCGATGCGGAATATGTTGTTACCAATATGCGGAATCATTTTGGCGAATTGTTCACTGCTGATGATGAAGCAAAAGTGCGCGAATTGGTTAAATTGCCTGAAAACGAAGCAGCAAAGGCGGCGCAAGCCAAAGCCGATGCTGAAGACGCCGAAGCCAAACGCTTGGTAGATGAAAAAGAGGCTAAGAAGTCTTCTGGCGTACTTCCAGAAAGCGTCAAGCTTGCATCACCATATGGCTATGACCCTGAAATTGAAGGTCAGCCGCATAAAATGTGGGCTTGTGGCCAAGTTGTTACAGACCCAGATGAAATCAAAGATTTAATCTCACGCGGCGCCCCGCTGGAAGAAGAAGTTTAAAAAATGTCCTTCACTACTGCTGAAAAAGTCGATATTCGCCGCTTTTGCGGCTATGGATTGTATGGCACTGGCACACCTTTGCCATCATCCGGTTATCGCTTTTCCACGCAGTATGGCGTTCTTGAGTACAAAATGAACACATTGGGCGCCGAAGAAGAAGCGGTTGTTCGCACGACTTACTTGGCAAACTTGGCAACCATTGAACAATCGATATTCGCCACTTCCAGCAATCTTGATACCGCCCAAGCTGCTGTTTGGACGCATAACAAGAACGAATTGCAAGATCGCACCAATCTGTTCAATAAAGTGCGCCGTGACTTTTGTGGCTTCATGGGTATTTCGCCAGGTCCAGACCTTGGTTCTGGCGGCATATCGGTTGTTGTGTAATGGATGGCGTAACGCTTCAGGCAAGGATTTACAAGGGATATGCGATTGCGGCCAAGAAAATCGGCCTTCCATATAGCTTGTATAGACCACTTACCGCCAATGCGCCACTTGGCAACCTGATCAATTCAATCAATGCCGCGTTCTCTGCTACGCCAGATTACAAGTTCAGCAAGCCGAATGAATATGGCGACCCTGTATGGGTTGCGCTGCTAGATGATTCAACCACCATCACCGGTGATTATGTCATTGGCAATAATGAAATGTATTTCATTGCTGGCAAGCAGTTCTTGACCCCTGTATTGGCTATTGAATGCAATCGAACCGTCAAGGTGATTCGATACCTTGAAGAAACGGCATTTGGAGCGGTTGATTACTCTGCAGAGGTGCCGAGCAAAGAAGTTGAGATATTAGGCACAACCGGCGCTTACTGGCCAGCATCAATTCTTTTTGGCGGGAAAAGCCAAAAGGGCGTGAATCTGCCCGCTGACACCAAGCAAGCTGGTTGGCGCGTTCTATTGCCACCTTCGGTGCCAGTGGTCCTGCAATATGCTGACATTATTGTTGATGACCTTGGCCGCCGCTATGTAATAGAAGCATCAGAACTAACCGATCTTGGATGGCGAATTGCCGCCGTAGAACAGCACACCTAATGGCCAACATAACCGATGTATGCAATTCGCTAGTTGCGAAGATTGCGGCCACGCTTTACCCAACAGGAACGGGAAACCCTTCCGTTGCTGGTTTCGGTGTACGTGTATTTGAAGGCTGGCCAAATCCAAAATCATTAGATAAAGACTTGGTGGCTGGTGTTGCGCAGGTATCCGTTTACCCACTGAATGCAGAACGCAATACGACACGCTACCCAAGAGATTGGCAAACGCTTTCTATTAATGCTGCGACATTAACAGCTGTTATTACTGGCCAGACCATCACCATTGGTGGTTCAGTGAACGTTCCGCAACTTATCAGTGCGATTGTTAATGGATTGGCCTTCAGCTATGCAATACAGGCAAATGACACGCTCACGACCATAGCAACATCATTGGCGGCATTGATTGCGGTTTCTGTGCCTGGCACTACAAGTTCAGGTGCGGTGATCACAATGCCAGCCAGCGCAAAGATTAAAGCTGCGCGCATTGGTGTTGCCGGAACCATTATCAGAGAATTACGCCGTCAGGAACGGCAGTTTCAAATCACCATCTGGGCAAATACTCCCCAGAATCGTGATGCAGTGGCAAATCCAATTGAAATTGCGTTTGCAAACCTGGACTTCATCACACTGGCCGACCTTTCGGCGGCGCGTGTTGTTTATCTGAACAGTCCGATGACTGATAATTTTCAGAAGTCCAAGCTTTATAGGCGTGATTTAGTTTACACGGTTGAATATGCAACCACCGAAACAGCCAGCACAACAGTGGTTACCGTAGTTCAAGAGAACATCACAAACCAACCTGATGGCGCAACAGCGGTCATCAGTTCAATACAGATTAACACTTAGGAGTTACCCAAATGGCTACAGCAAAACAGAAAATTGGCATTGAATTGGTAGTTGTTGAAAACTTCCTTTCTCATGTGAAAGGCGAAATCATCACTGATGCCGAAAAAGTCGCTGAATACCTTGAATCAGAGTTTCAGAATCACTTTGTAAAGAAGACAGCAAGCCCAGCGCCGGCAGATTCCGGTTCCTAGTATCAGCCAAACTTAACGAAGCCGCTTAATGCGGCTTTTTTTACGCCTATAGCCCGCCACGTGCGGGTTTTTCCATTTTAGGAGCCTGAATCATGCCAGTTGTTCAACAAGGTGCGATAAACACCACTGCGTTAATTGTTCCAGATCTATATATTCAGATTGTGCCGCCTTCAGTCACTTTGCTGAATGGCGTTCCAACCAATATTCTTGGTGCCGTAGGTACTGCCCAATGGGGCCCAGTAAATGCACCAACCATCATTGGCAGCATGGCAGATTACTCATTGCTGTTTGGTCAAATCCAAAACCGCAAGTTTGACCTTGGCACCTTCATTGCCGCAGCGGTCTTGCAAGGCGCAAACAACTTCCGCGCTGTGCGTGTGACCGATACAACAGACGTTGCCGCATCGATCATAATTCAATCAACATGTTTGACCATCACAAGTAAATACACGGGTAGTTTGGCCAATGCCGATACCGTGACCATTTCCGCTGGTTCAGCCGCAAATACAACCAAGGTGACCATTTCCCGTGCTGGGCGCGTTCCCGAAGTGTTCGACAACATCACGGGCACAGCCAATGCGCTTTGGGTGAACATTGCGGCTGCAATCAATGGCGGTCAAAGCGGTTTGCGCGGGCCATCACAATTGGTGGTTGCAACTGCAGGCGCAGGTATTACAGCACCAACACTGACAACCTACACATTGACCGGTGGCACTGATGGTGTAGCCACAATCACAGCAAGCGTTCTGATTGGCGTTGATACCGTGCCACGCAAAGGCATGTATGCACTGCGCAGCACTGGCGCTTCAATCGCTGCGCTTGCCGATGCGGATGATTCAACCCAATGGACCAACCAGGTTGCGTTCGGGCTTTCTGAAGGCATTTACATGATTGGCGTTGGCCCAGCCGGTGACAGCATTTCAAATGCCGTTACCGTTAAGGCAACCGCTGGCATTGATAGTTACGCTTTCAAGCTGATTTTCGGTGATTGGGTATATTTTAACGATAACGTGAACAACGTCACGCGCTTGATTTCACCACAAGGTTTCATTGCTGGCCGCTTGGCTAACCTATCGCCAGAACAATCAAGCTTGAACAAACAGCTTTATGGCATCGTTGGCACCCAGAAGAGCTATCAAAACTTGCAATACAGCGGCGCAGAACTACAAGCATTGGGTTCAGCCGGCATCGATCTGATTGCAAACCCATCGCCAGGCGGTAGTTTCTTTTCTGCGCGCTTTGGTCGTAATACGTCAAGCAATGCGGTGATTCATGGTGATAACTACACCCGCATGACCAATTACATTGCTTACACGCTTGATGCGGGCATGGGCATCTTTGTTGGTCAATTGCAAAGCGCAACACTGCAACGTAACGCAGCGGCAACCATCAGCGCATTCCTTGAAGCGATGGCTGGCCAGAACATGATTGGCAGTTCAGATGGCACCACGCCTTACAGCGTGCAAATAAACAGTGCCAACAACCCGCAAAACCGTGTCGCACTCGGTTACATGCAAGCCGATGTAAAGGTGAAATACCTGTCAGTGGTTGAATACTTCCTGATCAACGTTGAAGGCGGCCAAAGCGTTCAGATTAGCCGTCAAAGCGTGGCCTTGGCTTAATCCATTCATTGCTTCAAATGCCCACTTCGGTGGGCTTCTTCATTTTTAGGAGTTTAAATCATGCCAGTTAATGGATATTCAGTCGGCAAGGACGTTAGCCTTGACATTACCGGCCCAAATGGCCCGCTTCGCTTCAATCAGATAACAGAATTTAAATCCAAACCAGAAACCACAGATTTGAAGGTTAAAGGTTTGGACGGCATCACCAAGCATGTTCGCTTCCCAGATGGTTGGTCAGGCGGTTTCAATGTTGAACGTCAAGATTCAACCATTGATGACTACTTCGCGCAGCTTGAAGCAAACTACTATGCCGGCATCAACGAAAACCCATTGACGATCACTGAAACCATCACTGAAGTGAATGGCAGTGTGACGCAATACCGCTATCTTGGCGTGTTGCTGAAACTTGATGATGCTGGCGAAAAAGCTGGCGACAAAACAGTTAAGCAAGTAATCAGCTTCATGGCTTCCCGCCGCATCAAGGTTGCTTAATCATGAACACAAAAGTCACCATAAAAGAAAACGCTTCACCATCAGAATCACCAAAAGCAGACCAACCAATGACTGTCACTGACAGCCGTGGCCGCGTCCTTGCCTTGAAGAAGCTGGATATTCTTGAAGAAAGCCGTCTTATTCGCATGCTTGGCCAAGAAACAGCCACCAACATGGTTTACATGACTTCATATGTAATGCCAGCCGTGATGGTTGCTTCGATTGATGGCGATGCAGTGTTTATGCCTAATTCAATGCGAGAACTGGAAGCTTTGATTAAACGTTTGGACAATGACGGTATCACCGCCATTCAGAAATTCGTTTATGCAGACCCAGAAGAGAAACAGAGCGAGGAAGAGGCCGGCCTAAAAAACTAGTCAGGAACGCCAGATTTCGGGAAGCCTGCTGGCTGCTGAAGAATGGCGTTCCATTCGATATGGTGTTTGGCAAAAATGTTGTTCTTGAAGCTATAGAGCGATCTGCCATTGCTATCGTAATGAGTGAGTTTGAAGGCAATGAATTTGACTTTTCAACGATGGAATTTAAGGAAAACTGATCATGGAATTGGGTTTTCAAAGCGTTGAATCATTCATTATTCACCTGGCTGAAGCTGCAATTGCCGTCCGTCATGAAGAACACAAGATGCTTGAGAAAGTGGCTGTTCTGGTTGAAAACGATGCAAAAAAACGCATTGGTAGTTATCAGGAAACTGTTGGCCCATTTCAAGATTGGGCGCCGCTGGCAGAAAGCACCGAAGACGAAAAAGCGCGGCTTGGTTATGACACCGGCGCCCCTCTACTTCGTGAAGGCGATTTGCGGGAAAGCATCGAACATGAAGTGAAGGGCTTAGATGCCGTCATAGGTTCAAAGATGGATATTGCCGCTTATCAAGAGTTTGGCACCGACAAAATACCGCCTCGCCCGTTCATTGGCCCCGCTGCATTTGCCAACAAAGAGAAAATCAGGGAAATGCTTGGCGTGGCACTGATTGAAGGTATTACGCTGGGGAAATCAATTCACAGTTCGCTTGGTTACGGTTTTGAGATTTAAGCAGTAAACCAAGACCAAACCAGCAACAGCAAAAACGCTATAAAAACGGCGGCAACACCTACGCCGAGCAATCCAAAGACAAACAAAAAAAACCGTGTATGTGGCGGCATCTGATTTTTAAAGAATGTTGGACGCGGGCCTGAAATATTCGGGTATTGCACCCAAGAAAATGAATCTGCAGCCCACTCATGCATTCTTTGACCAATAGAAGGTTTATTCATGTTTGATGCCTATAAAGTTGCCGTAAAACTAACGCTAGTGAATGGCGTTAGTGCTGGACTTGCCAGCTTGGCCACACAGTTTGCAGGTTTGAACCGTCATATTGTAGGCTCAAATGCCAATTTAAGCATACTAGAAAAGAAACTCAAGAGCATTAAGACGCTTGGCATGGTCGGCGGCGCTCTTACTGTTGCCGGTGGCTTCGGTCTTTCGATGTTCAAAACACCGATTGAAGAAGCAATCAAGTTTGATCAACAAGTTCAGAAATTCAAGCTTTTCGGCTTGGGTGATAAGGTCAACACCGAAGCGGTGAAGTTTGCCCGTGGCATGAACATCATGGGTTCTTCATACACCGAAAACATGAAATTATTCATTGAAGCCCAAGGTGTGTTTCGTGAATCTGGCATTGGTGGCATGGAATCGCTGGGTGGCGCAAAACTGGCCGCCCCATTGTTGGCCAAGATAGCCTTTGCAACAAAATCGCTGGATAGCGAGAGCGCCGCCAAGTTGACTACTTCAAGCATGGCCATGTTGCGTTATGTTGAAGATTCAGGCGGTCTTAAATCACCAGAAAAATTCAAAGAATTGGCTGATGCCGGCTGGAAGATGGTTCAGACTTCAGGCGGTTCGGTAAATTGGGAACAATTACGCCAGTTCAAGGCACGTTCAGGCGTTGCAGGCTTGGGCTTGTCTGGCGATGCAATGGCGATGATGGAGCCCATTATTACCATGCTGAAAGGCCAGACAGCCGGCTTCTCGCTGCGTACCGCGTACAATCGTTTGAACGGTATCGTTAAGATTCCAAACCAAGTTGCGCATGAGCTAGTAAACAGCGGCATTTGGGATGGCAAGAAGGTTAATTGGAACTCACAAGGCGGCATCAAATCATTCAACGGAAATCCGTTGCGTGATGCTGAATTGTTTGCATCCAACCCGATTGCGTTCTACGAAAAGAACATCATGCCGATGTATGCCAAGCGCGGCCTTACGACAGACGCGCAGATTGGCCAACAGAATGCCATGTTATTTGGTAGCACTGGCGGCAATATGTTCACGCTTGCGCAAAAGAACATGCCGAAATTGCATCAATCACTTGCCGCCCAGAATCGCGCGCTTGGAATTGATGCTTCTTACGGCATAGCTGGCCAGACCGCAGAAGGGAAAATGGTTGCTTTAACCGCCCAATGGTCAAAAGCAATGACAGATTTGGGCATTATTGTTTTACCAACTGCAATCAAGGCGGTTACAGCACTGACAAACGGATTGCAACACGCTATCAATTTTGCGCAAAAGTTTCCCACCTTCACCAAGGTGCTTGTTGGCACTTTTGCCGCACTTTCAGTGATGGCTGTTGCTGGCGGCACTCTGATGCTTGCAACTGCAGGCTTTAAGGCGCTAGGGCTTGCACTGGCATTCAATTCAATTGGCGGCGGTGCTGGCTTGATGGGTGTTGTTACTTTCATAGGTCGATTTGCCAGCGGCATCATGGGCCTTGCAAGCACTGTGATGACAAACCCATATGTTCTGGCCATCACCGGTGCGGCAGCGGTTGGTTATGGTGCTGGCACTCTCTTGAACAAAGGCATTAACGCTGGAATCAAGGGCGCCACTGGCCATGACGGCAGCCTTGGCACGTTAATTTATGATTGGACGCATACCGATTCAATCAACACTGTTAAACCAGGTTCAAAAAGTGGTGGCGGTGGTAAAGGTGATATTTACATGGATGGCCGCAAGGTCGGTGAAATAGTCACCAATCATCAAACCAAATCAGCTTCAAAACCATTTGGCGGACAATCCGTCTTTGATATGTCAATGAGCCCGTTGCCACCTGGCATGAAAGCACAGCACTAATGACCCCCGATTTAATCGTAACACTTGGCGATTTTGAGTTTGGCCGCTTAGAGGTTCCAGAATCAATCAATTGGGGCGGTTCTCAAATGCTGGTCAAGAAGCGCCTTGTCGGCGGCGCGCGAGTTGTTGATGCAATGGGCGCGGATGAATCACCAATTGGCTGGTCTGGGCTTTTTCTTGGTGAAAATGCTTTAGATCGCGCAAAGTATTTGAATGGTCTGCGCATCGCTGGTAATCCGCTGATTCTAAGTTGGCATGAAATGTATTACAGCGTAATCATTGATTCGTTTGAAGCCAATTTTGACCGCTTTTACAAAATACCTTACCGCATCACCTTAATGGTGATTGATGACCTTACAACGCCAGTGACAGTCATTGCTGACAATGGTATTGATTACCTGATTGGCGATGATATGGCCACCGCGAACGTGTACGGCGGCATATTTGGTGATGATGAACTAAGCGGTCTTCTTGGCACTCTTGATGCGGCTATTGCGCAAGTTTCTGACTTTGCGAAAGCAACACAAGCGGTCATCAATAGCGTTCTGATTCCGCTTGCGGCTGTTCAGAAGCGCGTTCAGGTGCTTATTGGTTCAGCAGCCAATGTCATTGGCAATGTAACCACTTTGGGCGGTGTATTACCCAACAACCCTATTGCACAAAGCGCGCGCAATTTGACTTCACAAGTTACTTCAATGACCCAATCAGCACAGCTTTATGACCTGCAGAACGTGCTTGGCAGAATGAACGGCAACATTGGAACGCTTGGTTCAACCAGCCAAACCCTGCCAACTGCTGGCGGCAATCTGTTCAACATAGCCGCCGAGTATTACGGCGATGCAACACAGTGGACCGGCTTGGCCAAGGCGAACAATATAAGTGACCCGATGATTCAAGGCCTGAAAAACATCAAGATACCAACCAACCCAGACAACGCAGACGGCATTCTGAACACATAATGATCAACACTGTTCCAGCAACATCACAAGCCAGAAAGCCAAGGGGCATTGTGAAGCTGAATGGCTTGCGCATTTCTGGTTGGTTTAGCTTCACGGTAAACAATAATTCATATTATCAATCTGACACCTTTCAGGTTTCGTTTGCCGCAACTGCTTTGCCGCCTGATCGCAATGTTGATTGGTTCTCGCAGCAACTTGAAATGACTGTTGAAATTCTGGCTGGCTTCCCTGTTGATGCTGAAGCATTCACTGAAAAAGAACTTCAAAGCCTGATATATGGCAAGGTTGATTCAATCGAATATGACCCTGTTTCAACCATCATTGAAATTTCTGGCCGTGATTTAACTTCGGTTCTGATCGATGAAAAGACCACTGAAAAGTGGCCAAATCTGACTTCTTCACAGATAGCCAAGAAGATTGCGGAAAAGCACGGTTTGACCCCTGTTATTACTGCCACCAAAACACGCGCTGGCAAGTATTACGAAATTGATCATGCAAGATTGACTGATGAACGCAGCGAGTGGGATTTGTTGACCTATCTGGCACATGAAGAACAATTCAGTGTTTATGTGCAAGGCCAAGAACTTCATTTTGAACCACAAGCCCAGCCAGATGATGACCCGTATGTGTTGCGCTGGTACCCGCCAACGGTAGATAACGCCAGCCCTGTTTTCAATGGCGAAAATGTAAGCTTTTCACGCAATCTGACAATTGCGCGCGGTGTGACCGTGACGGTTAGAAGTTGGAACCTTAAAAACAAGAAAGCGTTTCAAACAACGTACCCCACAGCAAAAGCACGGGGAACAACGCCAGGCGGTTCCGCACCGATTGCGCAGGTGTATTCGTACACAATCCCAAATCTAACGCCAGAACAGGCATTGCAACGCGCACAGGCGTTGCACAGAGAGATAACGCAGCACGAAATCAAGATGAATGCCCGTTTGCCAGCCGATACTTTGCTGACACCGCGCAAAATCATTCGATTTGAAGGCACTGGCACTTCGTTTGACCAAATATATTTTCCTGAATCAATCACACGCAGCATGAGTGTTGACGAAGGTTATTCAATGGCTGTGAGTGCCAAGAACCACAGTCCAGTGAATGAGGTGGTTATATGATGATGCAAAAGCTAATGAATGCCATGCTTCAACAAGCAGCCATGCAGAATGGTAGCAAAGCATCAAACCGTTTTGGCTTGGTCACTAGCTATGACCCTCAAAACTATTGTGTGAAAGTCAGCATTCAGCCTGAAGGTTCAGAAACAGGCTGGCTTCCATTATTGACGCCTTGGGTTGGCAATGGCTGGGGCATGTTCGCACCGCCTAAAGTTGGCGATATGGTTGAAGTAAGTTTTCTCGAAGGTGACTTTGAAGCTGGTTATGCCTGTTTGCGGGCTTTCAATGATTCAGACCGGCCACTGAATGTGCCTTCTGGTGAAATTTGGTTTGTGAGTGCCACCGGTGCTTTCTTCAAGCTATTGAACAATGGCGCGGCCACTGTTTCTGATGGCAATGGCGCTACGATAACCCTGAATGGTGATGGCACCATTACTTCAGCAGCTACCCAATGGAATCACACGGGAAATGTGAAAGTTACTGGCAACATTGTTGCCACCCAAGACATTAGCGATCACACCAATAAAAGCATGGCGGCCATGCGTTCTGTTTATAACGGCCATACACATTCAGACCCACAAGGCGGAAGTGTTGGCACACCATCGGCGGGCATGTAATGAACGATTTATTCCACTATTTTGGCAACGATATTCAGTTATCGGCCACCGGTGACATTGCGCCCATAGATGACACGATAAAAGGTCAGCAACGCATTTTGCGCCGCTTGCTTACCAATCCAAATCAAACGGATGCGAATGGCAACCCGATTGCCGCTGGTGATTACATTTGGCACCCAACATATGGCGCCGGCTTGCCTTCCTATGTTGGCCAGATAATCAACGTTCCAAAAATAACAGCACTTATCAGAAGCCAGATATTGCTTGAAGAATGCGTTGCCAAGATGCCCGCACCGGTAATCAACTTGGAAGCCATTGCAAATGGTTTAAGTTGCACCATCACTTATACCGATGCAATCAGCAAGACCCCACAAACCCTTTCATTTGACGTGAACAAATAATGACAACATTGAACACCAAAAACTTCACAACACTGGTTCGCGATCAAGTCACAGCCATTCAAGGTGCGGTTCGTGGATTGGTTGACTTGTCCATTGGCTCAATTTTGCGGTCGATTGTTGAAGCCAATTCAAGTGCTGTTGGGTTATGGCTTCAGGGTTTGATTCTGCAATTGCTGGCCACAACGCGCGCAGCAACTTCTAGCGGGATAGACCTTGATTCGTGGGTTGCTGATTTTGGCTTAACTAGATTGGCGGCAGTGTTTGCTTCTGGCCAAGTGACGTTTTCAAGATTCACGGCTTCCGGCCAAGTAGTCATACCAATCAATTCTTCTGTCGAAACTGCAGACGGTACACAACAATATATTGTTACGATCGATACAACAAACCCAGCTTATAGCCCATCATTGGGCGGCTATGTATTGGCGGACACGGTAGGTTCAATCAATGTTCTTGTCACTGCTGTGACTGCCGGCACCGGTGCAAACGCGCAGGCTGGCCAAATCAATACAATCACACAAGCATTGCCTGGCGTTGATACTGTTTACAACTCGCTGACTTTCGCAAATGGTGTTGATGCCGAATCAGATTCCGCACTACGAACCAGATTCATTGCATACTTGGCCAGCTTATCAAAAGCAACAAAGGCGGCCATTGGCTTTGCTATCACTTCACTTCAGCAAGGTCTTTCATATTCGCTGACAGAGAACTTCAATTATGCCGGCGCAGCGCAAAACGGCTATTTTTACGCGGTTGTTGATGATGGCACGGGAACGCCACCTGGTTCATTGATAACAACCGTAAACAATGCCATTGATGCTGTTCGCCCTTTCACTTCCACTTTTGGGGTGTATGCGCCTTCTGTTGTGAATGTGGACACTGTCATGACGGCAACGATTGCGGCTGGGTATGATGCTACGGCCACCAAGGCGCTGATTGCTTCCAACGTTTCTACATATATCAATAGTCTTGCGCTTGGCCAATCATTGAATTACACCAGAATCGCCCAAGTTGCTTATGACGCATCGCCAGGCGTGTTTAATATATCTGGCGTTACTCTTAACGGTGCAACCGCTGACATTACGGCCACCAATAAACAGGTAATAAAATCACACACAATGACGGTAAGCTAATATGGCAACAGGTGATCAAGCCGATATTTTCGCGCGCATCAAAGCAACCCTTCCGCCATGGTTTGGGGATAACACCCCGAACATTGATGCCATCATTACTGGTTTCGCAGAACTCGGCGCCTTTCTTTACCAGCTTTATTCCTATGCCAAGATACAAACACGCATTCTGACCGCAACTGATGGCTGGCTTGATATGGTGTCAGCCGACTTTTTCGGTAGCGCATTACCGCGCAAAGCCAATCAATCAGATGCATCGTTTCGCGCCAACATTATTGCCAACCTCTTCAGGGAACGTGGCACCAGAAACGCCATTATCAAGGTGTTGGTTGCGTTAACAGGAAGAACGCCAATTATCTATGAGCCCATGCGTCCAATGGATTGCGGCGGATATGGCATAGCTTATGGCTACAGCGCCGGCATTGGTGCCTATGGAAGCATATTGATTGGGCCATATCAAGGCTTTATCACCGCATTCAGGCCGCTTGGCACTGGCATTCCGAACATTGCCGGTTATGGCATTTCGTTTGCTGGCTACGGTGTACCGTCACAAGGAAAATATGCCGACATTTCAGAGATACAAAACGCCATTTCTGACGCCGATATTTACGCCGCAATTGATTCAGTGAAGCCAGCCGCCACGATACCGTGGACACGCATTCAGAACTAAACGCAGTCAATCGAAACACCCAAGCCGCCTTGTGCGGCTTTTTTCATTTTATGGAGCCGAAATAATGGATAGAACCCTAATTTATGCAGGTCAGATTCCGCTTGAAACCGATTTGCTTTCTACCAATAAAAACACAATGGTTTCTATTGCCAAGCTTGTTGCTGGCTTGTTTGGCACCAGCACATTTGCCAACGGTCTTTCATGCGGCGCAACTGGCCCAGCCTCTTTGCAGGTTGTAGTCCAGCCAGGTGAAGTTTATGCGCTGGCCAACATTGATGATACGGCGTATTCATCAATCGCAGCCGATACAACGCACCAAATCATGAAGCAAGGCATCTTATTGGATGCATTAACGCTTAATTGCCCAGCGCCTGGCACTGCTGGCCAGAGTATCAACTATCTGATTCAAGTTCAGATGACCGAAGTTGACACCACGCCAGTTGCTTTGCCTTATTACAATGCAAGCAATCCAGCTTCGGCATGGGTAGGCCCAGCCAATAGCGGTGCGCAGCAATACACATTCCGCCAAGACAAAGCCGCTGTCACTGTGAAAGCTGGTGTTGCCGCTACTACAGGCAGCCAAGTGACACCCGCACCAGACGCCAGCAACGTGGGCTTGTTTGTTGTAACAGTTGCGAATGGCCAATCAACCATTACTTCTGCAAATATTGCGCAATATGTTGGCGCGCCGTTGCAAGCCCTTGGCGGTGCTATTTCATCCATTCATAACGGCTATTACAGCAAGAATGTTGCGGGCAACACTAACGTAACTCTGACACCACAAGAAGCAGCCTATCCAATCATCAATTTGACAGGTGCTTTAACTGGCAATATCAATTTGATTATTCCAGCAACATCGAATCAGTTGATTATTGCGAATAACACAACCGGTTCATTCACTGTCACCGTTAAAACACCGGCTGGCACTGGCGTTGTTGTCACTCAAGGCCTTGCAAACGTTCTTTATTGTGATGGCGTGAATGTCAATTCAGCAACGCCAAACACGGCAGCAGCCACAACCAATCCCGTTCCTGTTCGCCAAACAATTCTTAAAGCCGCGGCTGCACCGCTTCAAATCGGCACTGGATTGGCAGTCAATCTATTGGCAACAACAACACCTTACATTGTTGCAATTCCTGCAGGCATGGGCGCGAATGGGCAGATTGACTACATTACAAGACGAATTGCTGATGTAACAGGTTATTGGTCTGGGCTTTCTGCAAGCACCACGAATTACTTGTTTGTTGATCGCAACGTTTCAACTGGCGTTGATAGTGGCGTTTCATCAACACTTCCATATATTGCGCAGCTTTCAACTGTCGCAGCATCAACCGTTAATGGTCAGCACACGTACATGACCGACACCGGCGAAATGTATGTTGGCAACGGCTCAACCGCATCAGTCGTGCAACGCACCGCCGTTGGTGAATGTGTAACGGGCGCGTCAACCGTTACGAGTGTTACGCCTTATGCTCCGTTAGGCCAATATGAATCATCAGAACAATCTGTTACTTTAGGGACTTCGTATTCTGTTAATTCCAATATAGGGATTACCCCGAAATGGTTTAGCGTAGTTTTAAGAAACAAAACAAGCGAGTTAGGTTATGCCGTAGGTGAAGAAGCTTCGATATTTTCATCCGGGGCGACTAATGGGAATCTTACGCTACCTATAGGTTCTGTCACAAGGAATAACTTAGGGGTAGTCCTAGGGAATTCCGCGGGGATTACCGCGGTTACAAGTAAATCTACATTTAATGTGTCCGCTATTACTTTGGCAAATTGGCGATTAGTTTTAAGAGCGCAACGTGGTTTTTAATAAAAGGAAAAATTATGCATACTGATGAAATTGGATTCATAGATGAAAACGGCAATTATTACGAAGGGGAAAACAAGGGTAACGACCTTGAAGTTAAAAAGCGCCCGTCACCTTTTCACAATTATGTCGGTAAAAAATGGGTTCTAAATCCTGAAACCGAAGCTGCGTACAATTTAGAGCAAACAAATTTAGCAAGGCAGGCGGCTTATGCTGCTGAGTCAGATGCCTTGTTTTTCAAAGAGCAGCGCGGGGAAGTGCCCGAAGGTACCTGGCTGGCAAAGGTGGCTGAAATAAAAGAGCGATTCCCTAAATGATCAGGTGGGTTCTATGCCTGATATGGTTTGCTGTAATCTGGCTTGCCACCTGCAGGCTTTCTCCATTGCCATATATTGCCGTTTGGTTATTCACAACGCCAAGCGGTTTTTATCTGTGCTGGCCATTCAAGTGGATGATGACAATCGATAACGATCTCACTGGCGATTCTGGCTGGAAGGCTGAACACCTATGGGGCTCAAATGCCGCCAGCTATATCAACAAGGTGCGTTGGCTATGGCGCAATGGCGGCAATTGGGTGAATTATTGGCCGCTGGGTTGCGCATATCTTGCGATAAATCAAACGCCAGGCATCTATTGGGAACGGCCAGACGGCTTCTGGTTTTATCACCGCTTCATAAAAGTCACTTCAGCCAAGCAAATTGAACTGATGTTCGGATGGAATTTGTTTGGTCCGCAGCTTAATCGCTGCAAATTTGTTTTCACTATTCGGCTTCGAACAGTCACACAATAATAATCAATAAATCACGACCGCTTAATTGCGGTTTTTTTACGTCGAGAGGTTTTGTGCAATGCCCGATATTGAAGAAGTGATTGCAAAGATTCACCAACGTCTTGATCAAGGGGATGAACGGTTTTCAACACTGGAAACAAGCCTGCAAATCAATACAAGGTTGACGCAAGAACATGAAATAAACCTGAAAGCCAACACTGAAGCAACGCAGCGGATTGCAGAAAACACTGCGGGCATAGTGCGCTTAACTACGGAATTGGAAGCTGGCACGAAGTTTCTTTGCAGGTTGGCCAAGGGCATTCAATTCTGTTTGGAAATGATTGATCGCTTTTGGAAACCACTGCTGATTGTGTTGGCGTTTTGTTATTGGATTTCACACGAACATCAGTTTCCAGAATGGTTTAAAAGGTTTGATGAATGAATTACTTAAAAACAATCCTTGATTGGCTGCAAGGCCTTATTTCTGATGACAACGGCATTGCCGATGATGCGCGCATTTGCGCCATTCTTATGGTTGCCACGTTTATTGGTCTGGCGGTGTTTGATGTTGTCATTCTGAAAAACAAATTCAGCCCGCTTGAATATGGAACTGGCGCAAGTGCGCTTGCTGGTGGTATTGGCGCATGGTTTAAATGGAGGGGTGACAAATGATAACAGCCCAGCAGCTTGCAGATTCTTTTACCTGCCCACTTTCACGCGCTCAAAAATGGATTGATGCCATTAACAGTGCTATGAACAGCCAAGCAATTGATACGGTGCTTCGTGAAGCGCATTTTTTGGCACAGATTGGCCATGAATCTGGCCGTTTAGTGTACGTCAAGGAATTGGCATCTGGTGAAGCTTACGAGGGGCGCAAAGACCTTGGAAATACACAAGTTGGCGATGGCGTTAAATATAAAGGTCGCGGGCTCATTCAAATCACTGGCCGTGCCAATTATCAACTGTGCGGAAATCAGCTAGGTCTTGATTTAATCAATCACCCAGAACTTTTGGAATTGCCTTTGAATGCCGCCAAATCAGCAGCATGGTTTTGGAATACTCACGGCCTGAACATTTTGGCTGATCAAGACGATTTAATAAAAATTACCAAGCGGATTAACGGTGGCACAAATGGCCTTGTAGACCGCAGCGCAATTCTTACACAAGCGAAGAAGGCACTGTCATGACAGCCTTAATCATTCTATGGCTGGTTTTTGCAGTCCTTGGGCTGTTCTCTTATAACAAATCAGAACATGGCTCAGCCGATGATTTTGGTTCTGGCATCGTGGCAATGATCTGCGCAGCCATGACAATCTTTCTAACTTTCATCATTTCTGGCCTTTGGCTCTATCAGCATATTACTTGGAGATAAAGCATGCTAACCGTTATTGGATTACTGCTTAAAGGGTGGCTAATAAGCGCCTTGGAAGTTCTGGAAAAGTATTGGCGTATCGTTTTACCAATCATCATCATCGTTTTGATTGGTTGGCGCATGTATTACACCCAAACACATTGGCATGCTGCTGAACAAGCTTTGACCGATTACAAAGCCCAGATTGTGCAGGCTAGCAAAGATCGGGATAAAGAAAACGCACTAAAAACAGCACATGCCGACCTTGCCGAAACGGCAGTTATTGCCAATCACGATTCAATCATCAATACGATATGGAGTAATTCAAATGTTAAGATGCCTGTTAATGCTACTGATAGCGATAAGCGTAACAGCTTGCGCAACGCAATTGCCCAAGTCGCCACTGGATTGCCCAACGTTCAAAGCGCCACCAGCAACACTTCCAGCAACGGGGCAGACTGTGACGCAACCACTGTTGGACGTTTACGGCACGACCTTGAAGAAGTATCAAGCGCCTGCGCAATAACAACCGCTGACTACAATGCCCTTCACGAGGCATGGGATGAAAACTGCAATGTATTTGGCTGTAAATAG